GAGTTCCTTTACTGCCTCTTTCTGTTTTTCTGTAATCATTTCAGTTAAATTTTAATGGTTGATAATATGTTATTTTTCAAGAATATAATCGCACTCAAGAACTTTGACACCACCGTAAAATGTCACTTTGGACGTATCAGTGATACCAAAATGTTCTTTATCCGCAAAAATCATATTTTTCACACCGGACTTCATTTTCCGGATAATGTCCTTAGCCCTTTTATCAGTCCAGCCGTGAGCAGCAAAACCGGCCTTGAACTGGTAAGTGGTCGTTACGGCACCGTTCTGAATCCTGGTGGAAACACTAACGGTACCCACACAATTTTCTATAACTTTCTTCTTTCCCATAATTTATATATTTGAAGGTTTCCAATCCACTGTTATAATCGCATACCTTGTTTTACGCTAATCTTTAAAAGTTAATTCTCCATTCATAAGAAGCGGCAGCATCGAATCTCTAAGTTCGGAAAGAAGCCTATTCTCTTCATTATTTAGGTAATAAATATGCTGCTTATACATATTCATAAAGAAAGGCATGATGCTTGACAATATTTCCTTATCAGTATTCTCAATACAAAATACTTTACTATTGGAAGATTGAATATACTTATTCTCAATAATTTTCTCTTTTACTTCGTAATTCTTGAATGATGCAAAACTTTCATTCATAGCTTTCACTACTTCATTGGATGATTCGCAATCTTTTATAATTTCTGTAAGTCCAAGACGTTCAGCCCATACCTTATTAACTGTCACCTTAATAACATTACGTTCTCTGATGACACGGTTAATATCTGATATTATAGCGTTGAAGTCTCGATGAATAGTTCCTTTTAATTCTATCGGCAGATATGAGCCAATAGTAAGATTGTATCCCTTTTGCTCCAGTTCTTCGATTGAAAGCCTTTTAGAGAATGAATCCTGTTCTTTTACTGTAAGTTCGCATATAGCAGCAATCTGTTCATCTGAAAAAGTATTAAATTCCTTTTTATAGATGCGGTTGTAATGAGAAGCGCCACCTTCTCCACGTTGTTCTCTTACTTCAACAGATTTCATTCCCTCCGCATTAATCAGCATCACATCTTTACTCGTTTTCTTCTTATCAAACAAAAGTATGCAAGTCGCTACAGAGGTAGACTCAAACATCTTTTCCGGCAAAGAAATAGCAGCTTGCAGCCATCCCTTCTCAATAAAGTATCTCCTGCACTCTTTCTCTTCTTTGCTTGTAAGCACACCTCTGGGAAGAATCAACGCACATCTTTCACTCCTTTGCAGGCAATGCGCCACGAAAGCAAAATTACAAGTGTATTTCTGAGGTAAAGCTTTGATTATTTCTTCAGATACAGGAACTTTTAAATTAAATGGCGGGTTGGAAATGCCTACATCAGCTTTTAGAAATTCTGTTTCCGGAAACATCGGACGCTGTATAACTCCATATATTGAACCTCTGATTACCTTATATGAACCGATAATATCACCAGTGAGAATATTCTTGTTTACCACTGTCGCATCAATATTGCGAATACAAAGATTAAACAGAAGGATAGGCAATACATTCGTATCCAATTCTTCGCAAACAAACTTTAAATCCGGACTAGTGCACCACTTTTGAATAGTCAGAGAACCGGAACCAGCGCAACAATCGTACACAACTTTCTCGCATGGTGTATAGCTAAGAAAAGCAACCAGCTTAGAAAGAGATACAGGTGTATAATCTTGTTTCTTTTCCTTTCTGTCTGCGTGGTAGAACTGATATACCCTTTGCATCCAATCTACAGTCAAATCAGGGCATAACTCTTTGTACTTCTCAAAATACAAAGTGGGATTCTGAGAAAACAAAGCAAACATAACCTTATCAGGCAGTGTAGTAATGCTGCTACATCCGAAGATGTCACATATCTTTAATGTCAATTCTTTTAATTCCATTTGATTCCTTTCTATTCTATAATATTCCTTTCTCATGGCTCACTTGTTTGAAGGTTTCCAGTCCACTGTTATAATCGCATCCAGCTCACCGCTGCCGCCACACACCGGGCAGGGCACATGCACGTCCTCGCGGCTGCCCTTCTCCGTTCCCCAGAACCAGCCGTTGCCCTTGCAGTAACCGCACTTGTGACCGGTACTGACGAAGTTCTCACGGTTAGGCCTCTTACACATATAGGCGGGAGGACAAATCTCCAGCTGTTTCTTTATCCTGCTCATGCCTGGCCTCCTTTCTGTTTCGGTCCCGCCACATTCCAATAGTCATAGGCGCCCTTCTCCCAGATCGTGTATTCACCAGTGGAACCCTGATAACGTCCCTTACTGAAGGCGACGTAGCCTTCCACCCATATCTTCAGATCGGCATCATACATCACGCTCGTGGCCGCATCACCTTTAGGATTCTTGCCGCGGGCATGGCTGATGAAAATAAACAGCTTGTCCGGAAACTCCTCCTTCAGCTGGATATAGTCACGGTACGTCATCTGTGTGTATTGGAAGCTGTCAATGATCACGATGTTAAAGCTTTTATGGCGGCGAAGCCTGAGCTTCAAAGTGGGGATGTCCTCCTTGATGAACGCCAGGTGGCGGCTCACCTCGGCCATACCAAAGCGTCGCAGGTTATTCTGGACTGTCAGAGAAGTACCTTCTTCCAGGGAGTTGAACGCCACACGGTCATACTTGCAGAGTTCCTTGCAGAGCTGCATCACGAAAGAGGTCTTGCCGTTACCGCTGTTGCCCCACACGAACCAGCAGCCCCGGACTTCCGGAGTGTCGAAGGCATCCTTCCATTTCCCCTCGAAAGGAAACACATCATACTTCTTGCTCAGAATGTCCCTGACATTCAAGGCACGCCTCATGCCGGCCTTTTTATTATTCTTTTTCTCTTCTTCCATGGTCAAAACAGTTTTAATTGCCGGATATTGTCAATTCGGTCAAGCACGGCCTGCCGTGCGGCACCCCGCATCTTCTCATGGCAGAGCATCCAGCCGAGTGCCCACAATAGGGCATTCTCACGGGTGGAGAACTGTCCCCATTTGCGCCCCGGGGCGAAGCCGCCGCCGGAACCGCCGACCTCCATGCGCACGCCGGAGGTCCACCAGCCGTCCTGCTGCCCCACAAGGGCGTCCAGGTAGTCGTGTCCATTACGGTAAACACTTACCGTCTCATATTCAGTCAGGACAGGATAATCGCTCCAGGGAGCGGGAAGCTGCCCGCGACCGTCGATCTTTAAGTATTCAAATTTGTTTTCCATATCCTTAAAATTACGTTTGAACGGCATTTGAACGGGAGTCATTCCCCCGTCATCCGTTTTACCTTATGAATGGATTTCTTGACGCGGCGCAGGTCAAAATCACAGGCGGAAGCCTCTTTCATGACATAATCGATGCCTTTCCTGTCAGTCACCCCGTTGGCCGAACAGATGGCGTACACATCCCGCTCGTCAGTGGGCTCCAGTGTATAGAACTTACGTCCGATACGGCTGTAAAATTCCTTGTAACCCGGTTTCTGGTATTTAAGCCCGTTGCTGATGCGCTTGGCTATATAGTCGGTACTCAGGAAGACCACGCCGCATTTTTCCTCCAGCTTGTTGTACAGGCTGATAAAGTAGTGGAATACCGGTTCGGTAAGCTTGTCGGCTTCGTCAAATACAAGGAGCGGAGCGTCCATCTGGATAATGTCGTCAAGGATAAGGCTCCAGACCTCACGGATATTGCAGCCCTCCGTGCGTATGCCGACCGTGCGGGCTATCTCACGGACGAAATCACCTTTTTTCATGTCCTCGGAACAAAGGATATAGAAAACTTCCCTGTGTTCCTGAAGATAACTGCGGGCGGCGGTACTCTTGCCACAACCGGCTTCCCCCGTCACCCAGGTGACATTGCGCCAGCGCTGCGCATCGGCAAGCACCCCGGTAATCTCCTGATAGGCACCGGTCTCCACAATCTGCCAGCCGGTAGGATTGACGCTCCCTACCTGTGAGGCTATATTGCGGAACATCTCATCGCTGATATTCTCATAACGTCCGTTCAGAATGTTGCTCACCGTTCCGACACTTGTGTTCTTAAGGCTGCCGGCCGCTTTGGTCTGGCTCGGATATTTTGCCACATAAGCCCTCAGACTCTCGCTAATGGCATCCTTGTCTTCTCTTTTCAATTCACTCATATTTTTCTTATTTAAAGGTTCCTGCTATAATTTTCCTACCACTTTGCGCACACTCACTTCCTTCTTCCCGAGCTGGTCCCAGGTAATGTTACTGATTACCTTTGTGGAACGTCCCAGGACAACCTCTTCCGGAGGCCGGCTGTATTTCTTTGTGCGGCGGTCTATCTGGCGCTGCACCTCGGCCGTGACACCTTTCAGGTTGGGGCTGCGCAGCCCGTGCTGTTCAGGCGCAACCCCATGCTCGTATTCGATGGACTTGGCTGCGACCTGACGTTCGATGCGGTCATGGACGTTGGCCTCCTGTTCCCGGCGTATGAACGCCGCCTCACCCTCGGTCTGGTCCTGGATTGCGCGATGAACCACCATGTACGGTTCGGCAACGCGTTCGAAGCGGAGAGCACCGCCCTTGTCTTTCCAGTACAGCCGGACGCTGCTGAAATCATAAGGGTCATACTTGACATAGAACTGCCTGTAGGTATTACGGCGACGCCACTCATGGTCTGGAACACCGGGGGAGGAATAGACCTCGTAGGTGCGCGGCCTGCCGCCGACAGTGAACTCTATGCCGGCAGAGGTGAAAGTGCTCGGCCGGGAGGTCATAACCCAGAAGATGTCCACCATGTCGCGGGCGGTCACCGCTTCCGTGTCCTCGTTTACACTTGTATCGTACATCTCTATCCGGGGGATGCCGGTAACAGGATGCTTCATTTCGTTCCACTCCCGGCGTGCCTCGGCATATTTTGCCTTCAGCTCGTCAAGAGTATAGAGCCGGTCCCTGTTGGCCTCGATGAACTCAAGGTTCGGACGGCTGGAATCTTTTCTGGCAGTGATATTCTGTCCGGTAAAGCCCCAGTATTTGTGCAGGACCTGGCTTTGAAAACGCCCGAAAGCGGATTCTATCGTCTTGGACTGCCCGCTGTAAGGGGCGGTGGGACGGTGGATATGGCTGATCTTGTCAAGCAGACCGTCGGAGACACGTTCAAGCTTCTTATGACCGCCCTGGTTGTCATGGACCAGCTCGTAAGGCTTGTGCCCGCTTGTCTGGAGCGCCATGCGGTAAGCATGGTACTGCGCCTCATAATCCTCGTTCTCGCTGATATGGAAGCCGAGCAGGACTTCACTGTAGGCATCCATGACCTCGTACACCCCGATGGTGCGGACCTTGCCGCCCTCATCCCGGTAATAAAGGTTCAGTTTGGTACCGTCACCGTACCACAGGCTGTCACGGCGGCTGGGGAGTTCGGTCTTATGCTTGCGGCCGTAACGCTGGTGGGCCTTCATTTCACCGTAAACCGCATCATACCATAAAGGCTCTATGCGGGGACTGCTGAACCATGAACGGAGACTGCGCGGGCTTTTCAGGGCCTTCCACCCGCGTGCGGGGGCTACCCGGTTGTATTCCTCGAAAATCTGCATGTCGGTATAGACCGGAACACGGCTGCGTTTCAAGGCGACAAGGAAACGCCCGGGTTCCTCATCTATTTTCAGGGTGTTGCTGTTTCCATATTTGCCGCTCACAAGTACACTGTAGTTGTCGGGGCGGAACTTGTTTATCAGGGCCTTCAACCGGCCCACACTTCCCGGAAGGCTATGCCCGTACACCGGACGCCACTCCTCACTCGTGACAAGCAGAAGCTCCCAAAGGTTGCGGCGGAAACCGGTCAGCTTGTTATTGGATGAACTCAAACGTTTGAACTCTTCCATCAGCGCGTTCAGTACCGAAGCGTTCCAGGTGTATTCTTTCTTCACATCCTCGGGAAGGGCGACCAGCTCACCGTTCTTGTCATAACGGTACTCCTCGAAAAAGTTCTCGGCCTTTTCGTCTCTCTTCACTATGTTACGGATAATTTCTTCTCGCATCTGTTTCTCGGGCTCGCCATGGCGTTCAACCCAACGTTTCTTGTACTTCTCGGGAAGGGAGGAATAGGCATACAAAGCCGGATTATTTTCACCGCCGCCACGAGAAACGACATCCAGTTTTTCCCGGGACAGCTGGCTGTTCAATGTTCCTTTGGGCATTATATCCAGCAACTCTTTGTAAGTTACACACAATATATTATCAAAGTATTCCATCTCCCAAATTAATTATCAATCCTCCAAATTATTCAAAGGGACATGCTTCTTCAGCAACCGTACGGAATTCCCGAAATTCAACACCAGGAAAAGCTCCGGTAGCGGGTGGATAAAAAAGACAGTGAGCAAAGCCGCAAGACTCAGACAGAAGTAAAGCACGCAAAGGCGTTGCCTCCGGCTCAGACCGGCGAACTTGCGCAGCTCGTCACCGAATATATCAAGCAGGTCGTTTTTCATCACAATCAGACTTTTGAGTGTCCACACCGATTTCAGTACCACCACGCTCAAGGGCGAGTTTACGGATGGAACGCGCAAGTCGGCTGTTCTTGCGAAAGGCAAGTGCATGGCTAACCATTACATTCGTACATCCTATCAGTTCGGCGATCTTGTTCACCTCACCGTATTCTACCACAATTCTTCTTTTCATACTATCTAATTATTTAAATTATCGTAGAGGGCAGTCGCGGACTCGAACCGCGGACCATGACCTCTCCCTTGTGGGAGTTTGGTGTGTTCTACCAACTGAACTAACCGCCCGAGAATATTATAAAAGTTCCTTTATCGCATTCTCCGGAACACATATCACAGTCCAAACCTGGCCGTCTTTCATATAATCGACATCATATTCACGACCGAAAGTACAAATGTTATAGTCCCAGTCTCGGATTACACCATCAATGACCTCACCGTTCCTTTTGGTGATTCTCACACTTTGTCCCTTTTTAAATTTTGCTTCCATTTTGCTTCTTCTTAAATTCTCATTGTTACTTCAAGCCTTTTTTGTAGCTTTGGAGCGTGTTTAAACTTTAATCACGTGGCAAATATAAATCATGTTTCGCAAATTGCAAAACAATACGCGAAATAATTTCGCAAAATATAAAAACAATGAATAAAAAAGAAAGATTAGAAGCTATTATAAAGCATTATAGTGATGGAAAGCCTTCTGTTTTTGCAAAGTTAATAGGGGTTGCTCCCTCAACTATAAGCTCGTGGCTGTCGCGGGATACATTTGATTACGATCTTTTGTTTGCAAAATGCGAAAATATATCATCAGAATGGCTTTTGACTGGTAGGGGAGAGATGATTAACATACAAACTTCTACTTTTAATAATAAAACTACCTTGCCTCAAAAAGAAAGTACAGGAATAGAAGACAAACTATTAGCAATTATAGCTGATAAAGATGCCATTATCCGAGAGATGGCAGAGGAAATAGGGATGCTCAAACAAACAATTACACAACTTAAACAGGACAAGTCGGGGCGTGTTTCGGATGCAAGCGATTCTACAATTGCCAATGCCGTCTAAAACGCGTTTTACGGGGCAAAGGGGGTAAAAAGTAGTAAAATATTGATTATTAAAGCAATGTATTAAAATACAGGGGAGTAAATAAATATTCCCAATATATCATTTACCCCCTACAATATTATAAAAATAGATAAATACTAAATAAGAAAAAGATATTCCCCCGCTTTATTAGAACAAAATAGATACAAAAATGAATAACCAAATGAATAACCAATCAAAACATTTCGTTTTTGTAATAGCCTAAATGAATAACCAAATGAATAAGCAAGTGAATAACCTTTCCTCTTTTTAAGGAGTTCAAAGCGTTCAAACGGATAAATACAGCTTTCTATCATAGTTTGACATTTATAAAGACACAAAAAAAGCCGCAAAAAGCGGCTTTTAATACGTTCTAAGGCTGTTTTAGCCCTTTCTGGTAGTCTTTATCAGGTGTGACTGGATAATCATCGCACGTTTCGTGTATTTTACGGCTCCATCAGTCAAACCTGCATGTAACAGACTACTTTTGGTGATGCCAACCCGGTTCTCGGTCAAAGTATCAAATATAGCAGAAATACTGCCGAAATAGAGGTTTTTCTTCTCATAAATCAAGTGCACATGGATAACTTTAGTCATAATTATATAGCATTTATTTGACTACAAATATACCAAATATTATCTATATGGAATAATTTAGATAAAATAAAAAAGGAAGTGCATTACGCATCTCCCCGCTCACTTGCATAAATCAGTTTGTTTGACTATCTTTATGGTCAGAAAAGAATCATGGGGAACAATCTGTAATAACACTTCCGAAATATCTCCTATCTCACCTTTAATGTAAAGTAATTCATTTGAACGGCGTTCAAACAAGGCTCAAATGTAAGCCCAATGTAAAGCAATGTAAACGTTTGGTTTTTCCAGCCCGTTCTGCTCTATTCAACCATAACATTTTGAATACCAAAGCAATCAGCCATTTTCAGGATAACCACATATTGATACGTTTCGTTTTTCCCCCCTTAAATAGATATGAATTGTTGCTTATGAATATAAAGGCGACTATTCAGCCACCCCTTCTACAAATTCCTTCAACCGGTAAAGCCGGATAATAGCCGGATTATAAAACGCATCCGGATAATGCTGCTTGATGTCGTTAATATTGACATAGTACTCGGGTAAAAAGAAAAAAGGCAACCCGAACTGGCTGCCTTCTATTTTATTACTTTTTATCTTCATCCATATTATTGGATTTATCATTCGCTAAGAAATGTCCTCTAAGAACAATCAAACCTAATCCGATTATATTTACAGTAGTTGTAGATAATATTGTTATCATAATAGGTTCAGGTATTGTTATGGCAATTAAGCCTCCTATTATTGGCAATTCTGCATAACACAATATAACGATAGCCAATACAATAAATAGGTATAACGCGATTACTCTTAATGACCATTTTTCCAGTCTTCGTCTCGCCCTTGTGTTTTCTACAACCCTATGCAAGACTATGAGTTCCTTACACTTTTTGATATTATCATCCGTAGTTTCAGAATCCAATAACGTATTAACAGTATCTAATATATTCAAGTCCTTTTTGGTTTCCTTAAACGGCTTACCAAAAAAGAACTTAACCCAATAAGGTATATAGTAACCTAAATGAATGATATAATGATACCATTGCAATTTACTTGATTCAAAAAGATTATCACCGTTATTATTCATCCAAAAATTCTGTTTTCAGGTTTGGAAAAATAGTCTTTTATTAATGAATCCTCTATCCTTGTATTCCATGGTCTCTGTTTGATAATATTTCCGTCACGGTCTTTTTGATAAACAGTATTATACCACGGCGAATTTTCAACATGCGACCACTGGGTTAAAGACATTGCGCTTTTATCATACATTCTGTCAACGACTTTCACCACTAAATCCAATGCTTTTTTATTTGCCTTATAAGCTTTTACTTTATCGGCAGGAAAAGACTTTATTACTTCATTTATGTCAACAGATTTATTCGGTCGTGGGAATACGGGACCGTAAGTCCATGCCTTTGGAGTATCATCCATAAATAAAGGAAGTTGGTTTTCAGCAAGATATACACCATACACATAGAACAAAATCTTATTAATCTGAGTTTTGTTCAACAATACCATGTGCTGCTTTTGGGCTGCATATTGTATTAATCGTGCGTAATCTATACTTGTTAGTTCCATAATTGTGCTGTTACGGCTGCAAATTAAACATTTTTAGCTTGAAAAGAGAGTAAAGTGAGACTTTTTTTATCATTTATTGGCATAATACTGTTATACTAACATTACAAAGCTTACCTAAAAAAACGACTAAAGCGCCAGGCACACTTACCTACAATGATTAGTATCACTTCTACATTTATAAAACACACTACCATGTAAAAATGTTCCAACTCACCCCAGCACCTACATACACGTCACCTGGATAACCGTAACCGGCTTGCAACCCAAATCCCCAACGCTTCTTCTTCGACTTAATGGGGACTGGATGATAGACGTCATTCGTTACTGTCTGATAAACCGTTCTCGGATATACAGTCATACTGTGGGTCTACATACCCGCTCACCTCTGCACGATACAAGCTATCTTCATACACAACCTGTTTGCGATGAAGTAAAGTATCACCTATACGTACTGTGTCATTCGGCAATATCTGCCAAAACACTGCTATCTGTTTAGAAATAAGAATCGTATCAAGTTTGACAACCGTCTGTATCTTTGTTTCGGTACGGATTTCTGCCGGCAAAGGCTCGAGCGGGCGAAACCACGCCGCCACACAAGCGATGGCCAGCAATACAACTAATAACCAGGGTAGTTTTTTCATAGCTTCAGTAACAGATTCCGGTTTCTACCGTCCGCCCGATAACTTACATGTACCCAGGCAAAATTACTCTCATCAATTAACTGGTCGAAAGGAAGGTTCTTGCGGATATGTTCGAACAGTAGCTTATTCTGTTGCCTGTCTCCGGTATCAATGTCCGCGGCTGTCCGCTCATGTGCAGGCTGGTTGTCGCACCGCCAACTGCCTTATTCAATGCCAGGCAACGGTAACCGCTGTTCACAACGATAGGTTTGCCGTACCATTCGCGTAGCGGGTCAAGAACGTTATCCACCAATGCAGTCAGATTGGCTTCTATATCACTGCCACATCTGTTGTCAATTCCTTTGCGGTCGGCAGTTGTCGAACGGCAAAGTTCTTTTATCGTAAAATACTTCATACATCATTTGATTTAATATAAACATACACTACATTTGCAGAAGCCTTTGTTTAAACTTTAAGTTTGTGCTAAAAAG